ACGTCCCAGCATTAGGCACTATGATGGTATCAGCGTAATATTCAGGATCAGCCGGGTTAGGCGACCAAGGAGAAGCTGAAGTGCCTACTTCAAGCTTTTCCTGATTCCAGGATATATTCGTGTCTGAAGTATAGACTTGGCTAAAATACCATGGTGTCAAATTAGCATAAAACGCATTGCTTGGAGCCGTGAAGGTATTTGAAAAACGTCCTCCATTAGCTGTCCACGGATTATTATTGCCTGCTTGAGCAGATATTACATTTTTATTAGCGTCGAGCCAAGCTATCGAAGAGTGTCCCATATGTCCCATAGTAATCATCGAAATACTGTAGGTGTATGTTTCTCCGCCAACGATACTGACTGAGTCACGAGAAGAACCGCTAATTTCTTGGCTGCCAGCTTTAATAATACCGGTGTTAACTACTGTTGTCCCCGCAAGCATGTTCACCGGCACGTCCTTGTATGGCATGTTGTCAGCCGTCTGTGTGGCTACCGAGTGCGCAATGCCATCGGGAACAAACAAAGTAAATGAGGAAGTGATCGCATTCCGGCCTTTAGGAACATCGTCAATATCCGATAAGGTCGCAAGCCAATATTTTGATGGGTCATCATTGAAAGAAACCTGATGGTTCTCACCGTGAAGTATGTCATTGAGCTTATAGAATGCTTGCCGGAACGAAAGATTGTCCGCTGCTGCAAGCCTGTAGCCAACAACAATCTCACGAGAAGGGTTATGAACATACTGGATAAACTCGCCATCTGAATTGCCAATCGTTTGTTTTTCGATTGACTGACTGAGTAGTTCTCGGCCACTGACTTGCAGCGTACTATAACCCGGAATCAAGTCTTCAATGTACTGTCCATCTATTAGCATCGCCTCTGCCGGGTGCTGATTATCATCAGAACCCGTGAAGGGCGTTGTTTCTCTAAAATCATACAAAATTAAAATAGCCCCTTTCGTCGATTGCTCATTCGTGTCATGCGGCTGAGCTCTGTTTGCATTGGGTTTGCGGTTGCACGAGCAACCTCTCGGCCGTCAATGTACAGAGGAACCTCAATCGTTTGCTTGCGAGTGTAGTTGACATCAAGATTTGAAGCCAAGGTTGCGCCCTGTACACTGTTATTAAGCGACTGCAAGGATGCGTCAAAGGGAGAAGTATTCACTGCCGGCATCGTAACTGCAGCACTATCAGCAATAGCTTGTGCCATGCTAGAAACATTACTTTGGACGTCTGAGAACTTGTCAGTAAGCCCTGCATTTAAGCCGTTCATGATGGCGTTACCAGCAGGTATGAGCAGCTTGGCATCGTAGCTGATTGGGCCTTTATGCTTGCGAATCCAAGAAGCAATTCCGCCAACAAAATCGGTGATCTTCCCCCAAGCCGCTTTGAGGCCATTGAAGAAGCTATCCATGATAGCGCGGCCAGCGTCAGCCAAGCTAAAATTACGAAGCGCATTGAATGCTCCTTTGATGCCATTAACTATTCCACTTACCATGCCAGTAAAACCAGACCATGCAGCCTTAGCACCATTAAAAATACTAGTAGCAGCTCCAATCACAATAGACTGTATGTTGTTCCAAGCTGATGAAAAGAATGATGTAATGCTATTCCACAATCCGGAAAAGAATCCGGGAAGTGCGTTCCAAATTCCCTCGGCCGTGCTGACTGTTCCGCTCCATAATCCTGATAAGAATGAAACAACACTGTTCCATACCCCCTCAGTGGTAGACACGATGCCGCTCCATAATCCGCTGAAAAACGACGAAAGTGCACTCCAAATAGCGGAAGCGGCAGATACTGTACCATTCCAAAGCCCCTCCAAAGTTGAAACCAAAGTATCCCAAACAGTCATTGCATAAGTTTGAATAAGGCTCCAAATACCGGAGAAATACGTAACAAGGCCATTCCAGATCTGACCAGCGGCGGAAACAATGCTGTTCCAGATAAGCTGAAGATCGGCACTTAACTGTGTCCAATTTAAAGTAAGCAAATCGATGACAATAAGAATGGGACCCATAATAACTGCTTTAAGCATGTTCCAAACACCGGTAGCAACTTGGACAATCCCATTCCAAATTGTCGTCAGGGAACCGCCAAAGGTTGACCATATGGCAGTGGCTACTGCAACTATTCCATTCCACAGAGTCGTGAAGAATGTGGATAGCACGTTCCAAACTGCCGTTGCTGCGGTAACAGCACCTTGCCAGATAGCTGAGAGAGTGGTTGTGAATGCTGTCCAAGCAGCCGATGCCGTGGTCGTAATCCCAGTCCATAGATTGCTGAAGAAACTAGTAATGCCACTCCAAGCTGTTTGAATACCACTAATTGCAGAGGTAAACGCACCCGATATTGCGTTCCAAACAGTTTGTGCAACTCCTACAAGTCCTTGCCAAGCTCCTTGTAACCACGAAACAAATCCCGACCATAGGTTTTGGCCAGTCTTGGTTTGGGTGAAAAAGTACACCAGACCAGCAACCACTGCCGCAATCCCAGCAATCAAAAGTACCCACGGATTCATGCCCAAGATCAATCCAAACGCTTTCCATACACCACCAGCCGTTTTTACGATAGTCCCGAAGTTAGTTATAACGGATATAACGCCTCTAATAGGGCCAATCATTTTAGAAAAAACACCGAGAACGCTTGAAAATCCGCCGATGGCTAATCCAATTACTTTGAATGCCCCGACAGCTCCAAAGATCGCCGCAGCAAATGATTTAACAATGTCGTTAGCAAACGCTGCTTTAACAATAGCTGCAATTGGCTTCAAAACAGCGACAACCCCAGTCAAAGCAGTTTTTATTCCGTTAAAGATTCCTTCCCACGGAAGATTGGAAAGAAAATCGCCGACAGCAGTTAGTGCCTCCATAGCGGCAATACCAAAATCAGTAATGATTTCTTTGGATACTTCAAAATACTTTGAAATGTCGTTTCCACTGAACACTTTTCCGAATGCACTTCCAACGCTTTTGACAACGCTGACTAAGTTCACGAAGGCGATATTTGCAATGCTGCCAACTAGAGACCAAACGGTTTGAAGATAACTTCCCCATTCTTTAAAGATTGATATAATTCCAGCCATGGAACCGCCATTACCTAGATTGCTTAGTTGTGTCTTAATATTCAAAATCAATGCCGAAAACGGAGAAAAGAAGCGACCAATTGAAGCAAGAACTGAATCGAAGTTCATGGCTCCGATCTTATCAATAATGCCGCTAATAGCTCCGACAGCGACTTTAGACATTGCCTGCCAAGCAGGCTGAAGCTTGTTTGCCAGTGTTTCCTGAAGGCCGTCCATTGCCTCACCGACTGTCTTGTAACTTGTGGCCATCTTCTGGAATGCCTTGCTGTTCCCGGCTTTCTCAATACCATCGAAGAATTGTTGCGTGGTAATCTTGCCATCTTGAACATTCTGAACCAGCTCTTTGGTACTCATGCCCATTGCCTTGGCAACAGCGGCCATACCAGCAGGAGTCTGTTCAAGCATTAGACGAAAATCAGCCCACTGCACCATTGGCTTAGCAGCCATTTGTGTGCCTTGTTCCATCAAGGTCTTCATTGCCTGCTTAGGATCGTCTGTGGCAGCAGCTAGGCCACCCATACCTTTAACAAGGCGGCCGACTCCTTTTACACCTACTGATGCAAACTGTGCATAGGCAGAAGCCATGTCAGATGAACTGTAAATGGTCTCTTGTGCGTAACTCTGCAAGGACTTTTCAATTGTTGAGATTTCTGCGGGCGTTTTGCCGAGGAACTTCATGTTGCTCTCGAACGTTTGCCACGCCTTGCTGGAAGCATCAAGTTCACCAGCCATGCTTTTGACGCCTGCGCCAATTGCACCCACAACCTTGGTTAGACCAATCGCACCAGCAATCTTGCTCACAGTTGATACAAAGTTACCTGCTGGTTTCGTTGATTTTTCAAAGCTATCGCCGACCTTTGATGCAGAACTCGCGATATTATTAAAAGTCCCCGAAAAGTTGCGGTCAACGGCGGATAAAATTGCTTCAACACTAAAACTGTCAGCCATGTGCTCCCTCCTTTCTTTCAGATAACGGAATGATTTTGCCTTCGCGCTTCAAACGCTGAAATTCGGCCATCCGTTTTGCGAACACTTGTGCTCTCGTTTGTTTGAGCTCGGTTTTGCTCATCTGTGACACTTCATAATTGGGCTCATAATTTGATCGCACGTTATCAATAGCTGCTTTCTTGTCAAAGAAGTCATCAAATGTCTTGAATTTCGGCTTAGGGTTCTTGATACCGGTTGTTGCCTGCACTTGCTGGTTCAGCCATGCTTGCTGTGCAATTTCGTTCTGTCTGTCGACTTGCTTAAGCTGATAGGCTTCCATGCGAAGTTCGTATTCGACAAGCGTCATGCGTTCAATTTTACAAATATCAGAAAAGCCTAGATAGGCAAATGCGTTTAACAAAATTTCGTGATACGTTTCTTCACTACTCTTTTGAACGCTTTCGTCCTCATCTAGGCCTTCATGTTTTTTGCTACTGCTTTTACTGCGTTAGCGCTGTTCATTTCATCTTTAACTTGCTTAAATAGCGAATCTAAGTCTGAATTGCTGTCAATAAAGTCATCGACTTCGTTAGCTGACGGACGTTTCTTAGATGCCACGGTTGCTGAATAAATGGTGTCTGCTAAAACAGCAGCATCGTATGCATTCAGACCAGCTAGTGCCTTTGCAACACCCATGCCAAAGTTGATGCCATGCATGACTGCACCCAGATTCTTATCCATTTCGCGAACAAAGCGGACGCCAAAGTTAAGCTCATATTCTTTACCATTAATGGTTAATTGCATGTTTAATGTCCTTTCTTTTAAAGCCGCCCGGGTTTCACCCGTACTGTGACTTTATTAGGCGACTGATGACAAGCCTCTTATGCTGTTATGCTCCAGTACCAGTTCCGCCTGCTGGTGCAGTACCAGCAGTGTTAGTACCTGGATCAACGGCCTTGTCCCAAACTGTGCCACCACCTGTCTTATCAGTGTCAGTGACCTTGCCGACGCCAAGGAATACGTAATCAACCTGTTCCTGAGTTTCGTCGTCGAGCGTTGTCCAGCCACGCTTAGGCGTTCCATTAACTGAGAACGTGACATCACGAGTGGAATGATCGTCAGGGTCATTGTCGCTGCTGTCTTCTTGAACGGTAACTTGCATGTACCATGCATAGTATTTGCCAGCAGAATTCTTACGTTTGCGGTATAGAATCCAAAAGTCGAGCAATTCACCGTCAAACAGTGAGTCATACATCACGTCTGCAATTGCGGCCGTGTTATTCAGGAACTCGACTTCGAGATCTGTTTCTGCCGATCCACGAGTTGCAACATTGCCGTCCTTAGTAACAGTCGAATCAGTTTTAATCGATGGATCAAAGGAAAGAGACGTCTGCCAAGGGATAACTTGACCGCTAACCGTTGCTTGATCGCTATGCTTGCGAGCCAAGGCAACAACGTCCATGCCTTCTAGCACTTTTAATTCATTTGCCATGTTATGGCCTCCTATAAAATATTTAGATTGAGTATCAACGTGGCTCGGTTGAGAACCGTGTCAGGGACGCTCTGGTCTTGTGTGAACTCTTTTGACTGATCTTCTACACGTCCATAGAATCGGTAGTCATCAGTTAGCACTTGCCCAATCGCGGCACGAAAAAAGCGCTCCGCCATATTAGATACGGTGAAACGCTGTTTTTTGTCGCCCCAGATGTCGATGGTGACTAGCACATTGCCATTTAGTGACGTCTTTGTTGCAGTAGGAACAACCTGAATATCCCCAACAATGACGAATGGATATGGGGCGTTCTCCTTCTGCATGGGCAAATGGTCGTAAGTCTTGTAACCGGCCGCCTGAGAAAACGCATAGAAGTAATCGTATAGTTCTTGCTCTGGTGATGTGATTTGAATCACCTACTTTGCTGCTTGTTTAAGCTGATTAATAAACTGAACTTTTTGATAAAGAAATGCTGGTTTCAATACAGGACGTGCTCGCATGAAACGAGTCCCATTTTCGGTATATGGGTTATATTCCATTGACATGCCAACAATGCCAGTAAGACCATCGTCTTCAAGTGAAATATTAATACCACGTTTGGTAGCCCCAGTGGGATGTGCATAAACGGTGCCAGTCATTTGCTGAGAACGCGTCTGAAGCTGTGCTGTCTGCTGTTTGACGATTTGCTTGACAACGTCCATCTTGGCTCGCTTGAGCAAACCAGCAACCAACTTGTCAAGCCCCTTGATCTGCATATTGTAGCTAATACTGGCTTTGCTCATTTCGTCTCACCCACAATCAAAGTGGCGTTTTGAAGCGGATCACGGGCGGTGTTGAGAGCGTAATGTGTTGCATCATCATCAATCGTTAAATAGCTCCAATTGACGGTGATCGGATCAGCTAATCGGATTACTTTTGCCTTTTGAGCATAATTCCCGAATAGCTGAACGCTCTTGTCAGTTCCCATGTCAGTGACACTGGCAGCAGCAGTGGCTACCTTTTTCTGGTCACCGTATTCATGCGTTTTGGGGTTGTATTCTTCATCATCAGTCCAGAATGTGATCTCATGGTCCAAACGCATATGATCACCTCTTTGGATATCCAGAAATGAAGCTAACGGTTCCAAGAGATGTAGCGTTCTTCCCGTTGGCATCTTTCCAGTCATTGATGTCGTCAGCAAAATCATCGAAGTCATTAGACTTGAACGTGAACGACTGTCCTTCTTGCTCGTATGACGTCATTCCTTCGTTCTTACGCCTGTTGTAGCGTCTGACGCATACTTCTAGGGCAATGTATGAAAGCTCCTCTGGGAAGTCTTCTGTGGGCTTTAAATCGAGCTTAAACCGGAGAGCCTTAGTGGTGTTGGTAATGATGAGATTGAGAACATCATCTTGTGCGTCAGTTTTTATTTCCATCATCGTCTTCAAATCCGCAAGTGTTACCGGATCAGTATCAGCCATGTTATGCCTCCTTTTCCGCCGCCCTGCTTTTGCAGCACTGTGATTTTCATAAGCGACGGTTTACTAGCTACTACGCTGCGCTAACGGTAACTGCTACCGCTGCAGTGAATGAACCACTTGTTGCGGTGATTGTTGCAGAACCAACCGCTACCGCTGTAATAGTCCCATCATCAGCGACTGTGGCAACACCAGTGTCGCTAGATGTGAACTTAGCAGCGCTAACAACCTCGCTTGCATTTACTGCATCCACAGGATCAGCGGATACAGTAATTTGTTTGGTAGCACCGACTTTTAGGGATGCCGTTTTTTGACTAAGCGTAATCCCCGAAGCCGGTGCTAAGCTTTTGGGGTATTGATTCCGGCAACAACGAACTTCTTGTCGATCTTAAAGCGATAGTCAACGATGCCAATATTACGAGGATCGCCAACAAGACTGTACATTGACGCGGTGGCCGCGTTGATCGTGCTGTATCCAAGACCAGCAACCTTTGTAACATCGGTGAATGACGTACCCGCAATCTGCATTGCAATAGTACGTCGGTTGATAACCGCAGTCTGACCACCATTGCCAAGACTGTCGCGCTTGACTTCATAGCTGTTTTCCGGATTAGCTAAGCCATAAGAAACAGCACCGTTAGCGATGATGAATGCGTCCGTGGTACCATCTGCTGCGACTGGCAGTGCATCGTCTTCAACGATTTCAATGCCGTTATAGTAACTGATTGGCGTACCACCGTTAGACGGCTGAATGGTATCAATCAGGTTCTGATCACGCATTGCACCAACAGCGGCAGAATTGAGCACGATTTTCGTCAGTTGAGGGCTGGCAACATCGCCCATGCGAGACAATGCGGCAATAAAGTCACCAGCAGCCAAAGTAGCAGGCGTGCCCATGCCATATGCCTTAACAGCCTGCAAATCTTCATTGAGGAATGCGTTCTTCAAGACCGCAATCAGAAGCTTGTTGTCCTGGATGTTCCAGAAGGATGCGAATTGTCCTGCAATTTGTTCTGCAACCGGAGCGCCCGTCGAAAGCTGACCAAAGTCTGTGTAGCCAAACGCTTTGGCTTGGTACATCTGTGGAGCAATGGCGCTATAGCTGTCAACATTGCCGACAGTAATGTCGCTAGTGTCGTTCCACGTCTGAGCCTCACCGCGCAAGCTTTGCAGGGTAGGAATGGTTACATAGGTGCCACCCTTGAGCAATTGTGCTTGAATGATTGGGTCGGTAGTGAGAATGCCACTAGAGAGCAGACGGTTAGTAGCAGTTTGCTGTTCCAAGACATAATCCGCGAATACTTTAGGCTCAACCAAATTCAATTTGGCTGTTGCACCACTAAATTCTGGCATATTTGTTTACCTCTTTCATTTTGTGAGTAATTTGTTGTACATCTCTGGGTCTTTTCGTTGCAATTCGCTGCGCTCTACCAAAGTCATATCCTTGAGGCTCTTCGTCTTGCGGTTGGAGGACGGGTCCAATGGTGTACTGCCTTTCAGCAGTTCTTGACGGACGCGCTCTGCTACGGCTTGGTCGTGCGCAATGAGCCACTTAACATTGGTCTCGGTTGATTCTGCCTCAGGCGTTACAACATGCTTCAAATCGTCCTCTGTGACCGACAGCTTGGCATCTTCGAACATTGATCGAGCTTGCTTTCCCATTTGGTAGCTTGCGAGCTGTGATTTTAGCTCATCTCGTTCTTTTTGAGCCTTTTGAAGCTCATAATCCTTCTTCTGGTCGGCATTCATCTTGGCCAACTTTGCAGCCTCGTCAACAGCAGCTTGCTTCTCCTTCTCGGCACGAGCAAGACGCTTCTTGACGATTTCATTGACCTGTTCATCGGTGTAGACGTGCTTACCATCAGGATCAGGGTCAGCCGGTTCTCCTTGCTTCTTACCTTCAGGAGGATCTACCGGATCACCATCTTTTGGCTTAGGCGGATCGACTGGATCTTTCGGATCGCCTTGAGGATTATCTTCAGCGAAAAATTGCAAATTCATAGGCATTAAAATCTTGGGAATCATGCTAAGAACTCCTTCCACAGCTTTTTAGACGGATCAGGCTTGCGTCTTAATTTACCGGAGCTTTTAGAGTCGATCACGCTTGGACTTGATGGTATAAAAATAGCCGCTAGCTGCGGCTTAGAAATTATTCAGCTTCATCGTCTGGTGCATATGCCGCAATGGAGCATCGGCAATTTGGATGGACGGGAATATCCGGCACATCATCAACCTTGTATAAGCCTTCACCTGATCTGCCACCTTCTGAAATCTCCTTGCACACGTCACATGCGCTTGGTTCATCTACCCATTTGCAATAGTTATAACCAAACTTGTGGAAGCTATCTAGCTGAGCTTGCGTCTGAACCCGGGCTGACTCAGTACGTGCAATTCGTTCTGTCACATACCGATAATTGTCAACTTTGTCCGCTACTTGATCACGCAACTTGCGAGCAATCTTTAGTGGACTCTGTCCTTGAATGGTGGCGGATGTCAACAGTTCATCCAGTTCAGCCTTAAGAATGTCTTGGTTGATCCAAATGCGTTGTGAGAAGGTGTAATCTCCCTCTCGTTTGGAGAGTAGCTTGGCTAAATCAGTGTAGCCGCCCTTAGATACCGTCTCTCCAAGTATTCCGGCTTGCCGTTTAATCTCGGATTGATAATCATTGCTCAATTTTGAGATTAGATCAGCGTTCACTTTCATGTGTGCATCAAGCATTTCTTGACCAATCTCACTCTTGAGCATTTCTAAGCGATTAATCCGCATGGTAGCGTTGTATAGCTTGAGACGATCATTGACATCCTTGCTGAAGTCGGAATATTTGATCGGTTCGCCGTTATACATCTTTCTAGCATTATCGACAATCGACTTTGCTTCTGCTTGATATGCTTTAATGTCAGTGGCCATTACTGCTTGACGCGCACCGGCCATGCTGTCGTTGCTGTATGCGGCATACTTGGCAAACTCTGAATCAATATCCTTTTGAATGCCGGTTAATGCTTTGTCAAAATATTCCTGAATCCGGGCATTGAACGCCTCGTCGTTCTTAAGGTTATCGACAATCCATTTCCGCTCAGCGGCCGTTCGCTTACTCCAGTAGGCAGAATTACTCGCTATCTGTTGCTGAGTCGTTGTTGTCATCGTTGGCACCACCATTCAGAAGTTTCTGGAAGTCCGCGTTTGACGGGCTGTTAGTAGCAGCGTCTTTTGCTTTCTGGGCGCTCTCGTCAGCAATGCGTTTCATTTCAGCCTTGGGATCATCAACAAACGATAAGGTGCTGAGCATAGTCTGATCTGATACAAGTCCTTTCAGTTTAGAAGCCGCATCTGCTTCGTCGGTAATGTTCTCCGGAAGATTTCGTGTGAATGCAAAGTTAAGATTTTTCCATTCATCGGCTTTACTTTCTGGAAGGATTGTTCCAACACTGAATGCGATCTTGTAAAGAGACCGGAGTGACTGTGTGAACTTGCGATCTTGATTGGCCGCCAGATTGCGCATTGGTAGCAACTTGTATTGCAATGCAACACCAGAGCTATTGCCGCTGAATGCTTCATCGTTCAAGTTGGCCACCATGCTGATCTGATAGATCATGCTGATGAGGCGGTCAATAAGGTGCTCTTGAATGGCATCACCATCAGGCTTGGTCAGGAACTCGGCCACACCGTTAGTAGAGTCAGCATCTGGCGAATAGATGATTTGGTTGCCGTTAAGATCAAGCTTTGGATTTCCGTCATCATCCTCTGGCAAGCTCATGCCCCTGATAACCAAGTACGCGTTGTCAAAGTATTCATTCTGGTTTGCCTTTTGGCTTAGCACCTTGTCTAGTGCATCAATTAGCGTCTCAACGTTCTCAAAGATACCTTGACGCTCAGTGTTCATGAAGAACTCAATAGCTGGTACTTCGTTAAATGGATTAAATCCGTCTGTTCCTTCGAGGCGTGTCATATCAAGAGCGTATATTCCGTCTTTCAGATACACCTTGCCAGTTAAATTGTTGTCTTCATCATGCCAATACATGACAAATGCAATGGGTTTGTGTGCTACCGTGTCATCATAGATGATGAATGAATTGATAGGTGAACTGTATGCAATACCTAGATTGCATAAT